GTTCTGGACAGGATTCCAGTCGGTAGTAACGACGTCGAGAATGCTGTTATCAGACGAGCGAACCAACGCATGACGGCCGGTTGCAGTCTTAACCCCGTTAAGATCGATAAAAGTAGGAACTTTATCAACAGTCCAATCTAGATCTGCAGTCTTAAGCATTTGAGCAGGGGAAAGATCAGCTGGAACTTCCTTACCAAGCCCGTGCCAGGGTACATCACCTGCATACGCCATATTCTCAATCAAATGTGCCATGTTATGTATCTCCTTTTTCAAATGACACACATATATTATTCTCGTGACGAAATTAAGTCAACATATATTTCTTGTCTACAATTTTGTCAATTTCTTTGAGATGGAGCATGTTTAATACTGTATAGAATTCTCTAAGTTCCTGAGTATCCATATAGTCAAGCATTTCAGAATTAAACTCTGAAATAGGAATACCATAGAACATTTCGTTCTCGATCATGTCTTCTAGCTCTGAAAGCTTTCTATAATCCATACATACCTCCTCCATTTTGTCTATTTAGGAGGTAGTAGTTTTATACTGTTAGAGCGCGCTTTACTTGGTACAGGTAGCATTGCGCTGCCTGTCTTTCAATGCTAAGTTTTGCCATAATCTTTGATAGGATTAGCTCTTTGGGACTATCTTTAAACTGTAGGTAGACTTCAGTAGCTTGATCTTTCTTTGTCTGCTTTGATGGAGAGTCAGTAGTATCAGAATCATAGATAACCTCTCTTCCAATAATAGTCTCGATTTTACTAAGCCTGCGCTCGGCAATTTCTGGAACACTTGCGGGTAGATATGAAGTGCCTTGCTTAATAGCTTCATCAATTGCAGTCAGTGCGTAGATTCGAGCCTTTCTAGGCGAATCTTTAATCTGCTGTTGTATACCAAGCTTATACAGAATCGCATTACAGGTGCGTAGTGTGTTGGGCTGTTCATCAATATAAGCTCTAGCTGTCTGTACCATTCTCAATTGAGACATACTGTTGCTTATACCAAGCTTTGCAATGATATCTTGTGCACTATCAATAACATCACCAAACAACTTAGATGTCTGGGTTGTCTTTGTCTTTTTACGCTTCATAAAAATACCTATCAGTAGGGTAGAGTTTAATTATAAGCTCTACTTGTAATTTAATCTACACATTGTTTTGACATGTCAGGTACATCAAAGCCTTTATACCCTTTTGATATAAGCCAGCTGCTTTGAGCCTTATATGCATGCACCTCTTCGGCGGCCCACTTACGGCACCCGCTAAGATACGAGAAGTGTTTGCTTTTTACTTGCATGAAATGTACAACTTCATGAAAGAAAATACTCTGATTAAATACACTCGTAAATGATATGCTTGAGCTAAGGTAGATATCCCCTGTTACATCATCGGTAACAGCAATAACACTGCAAGGGCTATTTGCATCACAATAGGCTGCAGCAATCTCATTTCTTGGTGAAAGATAAACAGCGGGTCTTTCTTTTGGAATAGGAAGATCAGTTATTTTGTTCGCTTCCTGGAGAAAATCCTCTATGATAGGGGATACCATCTCATCGGGAAGTCTATGACCGACTACTGCCATGGCAGCTTGCGGTATCATTAAAAGTAATACCGCAAGTATACGGTTCATTAGTTCTCCAAGTGATAGAGTTTAAATAAGTTAATAACCTGTTCTCTGTAATCACCTGGCCTCTTAATAAACACCTGCAACGACTCGTTTTCAACTGCAATAAGCGTGATGATATAGAAGATATTTAGATTATACATCTCTTCTACCATTATCGAGTAGGCAGTCTCTTGAAAGAAGTAGTTTTCAATCCATTCTTCTTTTTTAGGCTTATTAGATGTTTTATAATCAACAATACAATTAACCCCGTGCATTCTACAAATTAAATCACATTTGCCAGCTGCGCGCAATTCTTTGGAATATAGACTACCTTCGACAGCATGAACCATTTCAATGTTTTCGTCTAGGTACTTCTTAATTTGATTGAATAAATCAACCATGATAGGCATTTTACCGGACTTATAATCCGGTTTGTTTAGTACGTAATCTTCGCAAATCTGGTGCACGCTCGTGCCTCGAGCAGCTGCTACTTTCATTTTTCTATCAGCTACATCATCTCCTACTCGAGCTCTCCATTCAGCAAGACCTTGCTTTTGAAATGATGATAGCACAGTTGTAACGGATGGTAGTAGATCTCCATTTACGTCGTAGAACCGTTTACCATTTACCTCAACTGTATTGAGTTCTTTATTTTCCAACGGAACATGTTTAAACATCTTGATTACCAGTCATTGATTGTACTTCTTCTTCCGGATTTTTTCTTCATATTCTTGAGTAGATCTCTAAATCCGGCGGCAGGCTTTTTAACCCCGGCAATAACTGGATCACAGCACCCAGGTGCTTGTGTGAATGTTCTTTCTAGGTGCGGATTATCTAACTTGAAACTATCATATTCTTTTAGTTTAAGTATATGTTCTTCAACTAACCCAGTGTTCTTGTTCAGAAATTCATATGTTGGCATGATAAGCTTTATTACTCTTTCTTAGCTGCACGGCGCTTTGTCCAAATATAATTAGACAGAGTAACAAGCGTAACTTCAAAAGCATTCATTAATGCATTATGCCAAAAAAAATATTTAAGTTTATTAATAATTTTCATCGATATTGATTAGTTTAAATACGTTTTTAGTCTTTAGTGCGTTTTCTATTTTTTTAAGGCTTTTATTTTCCTTAATTTTTTTATACCGCTTTGATCTGTGGTGCGGCTTATCATCTTCACTCTCAAAAAATCTTTTCTGCGACTTGCTCATTTAATATTAACTCTCCTCTTGAGGTAATAGATCCGGGAACGCTTCTCGAACTACCTTTTCTGTAATCTTCTTGAAGGGTAGTTTTTTATCCTTCACGTGTATCAATAATACAGCGTCTTCTTTACTTATTGATTCTAGTAATTGAATAAACAATGTCTCTCTCTTTACACGAGTGAGATTAGGATTACCACCCTCAATAAACAAATACATTTTACGCATCTCTGTATACAGTCTACCTTCTTGATCAAGAAACTCACAAGGGGTATATGGAGGTGCACCTTCAGGTAGCACAAATTTTACCTGTGGAGCAAATGCATAAAAAAGAATCTGTCTGACGATAGGGTGATTATTTTCTCTAAGAGCAGTAACGACATCGGCTGTTGTTTTTTGTTCTGCGCACTGCTTAAGAATATTTGATATAGATTTTAACATTAGAAGTCGTTTATACTTTCAATTAAAGTTTTAAGTTTCCGGCTGATTAGATAATCAAGGATCTTCTCTCTGGTTTTATTACCCTGCTGCTCATATTCACTAAGAATATTGTCTTGAATGTTCTTGGGCGTAAACGATAGATCGATGAGTTGTTCGTTTCGAATCCAATTTCGTAGTAGGCTACCTGTGAGCTCTTTTCTTGGATTAGTTAACCCGGCAAATCTATCCATTCGTACAGGTTTTTGTCGAATGCCGGTAACAAGCGAATCATCCGGGGATAGTATATTTGGTATACCATCTCCTCGATCACCTCGAATAATTAATTCCCGAGTAAACTGAATAGGATCCTCATTAACGATAAGCTTTTTTCTAACAGGGTCGTATTGACTTACATTGCCAAAGACTTGCAACTGTACAAAATCTTTATCTCCTGATAGTATCAATATACTATTATCACTATTTAGCAAGTGGCCATTCTTAATAACGATCGTACCAATAATGTCGTCGGCTTCTGATCCTTCTACCTGTATGACTCGGTAAGGGAAATTATCTTTAAGTTCCTGCTTAAGCTTGCTTAGGCAGTTGAAAACATGATTCCAATCTACTTAAGATGCTTCACGAGTCTTCTTCCTGTTTGCTTTATAAAAAGGAAACACATCTTTCCGCCAGACCTTTCTATCGTCGCAGCAGATAACTAACTCACCATATTCCTTAAACTTTGTACGTAGCGAACGTATGGTGTTAAGAACCATGTGTCGAAATAGATCTTCGTCAATACTTGCGTTTGTATGATTTCCAAGCTGTGAAATTAGATTGGAAATGCATACCTGATTAAAGTCTAGTAATATCATTATGTTATAATGTAGTATAGTACTACAATTTTAATTCTGCCTTAGCAGTATAATTCTTCCTAATAACTTGTGCCATGATGTGCATTAGTGATTGATGTGCATCTTCCACAACACCGTAGTTATTGATTTGTACGTGCAAAACGATATCCGCAATATCTTTTGCAGCACCGCCATCGAATCCTACAAGCGCGATAGTTGTTATACCTTGATTCTTAGCGGACTTTAATGCTTCGATAATGTTAGGTGAGTTACCACTTGAAGAAATGCACACAAGCACATCTCCAGTTTGTCCAAACATATCCACCTGCATTGAATAGATATTATTGTACGATATATCATTTCCAATCGCTGTAATTAGAGACATATTACTCGAAAGCGATTGCACGTTAGGTATGAATGAAGTATCACAGTATATACCTTTTGAATGGTCACACATGAAGTGATCGCTAATTGCCGCTGACCCTCCATTACCACATACGTATACCTTGCTCCTACTTAAAAAGGCTGTTGTTAGTGCATCAATAGCCTTTTCAATTTCCTTGTAGGATACACTTAATATGCCTTCCTGATACTTTGCACTATAATCTCTAATAAAGTTATTAATCTGCGTAGACAATTTTAGTACCTTCGTCACTTAAATCAAATTTAAATTCTTGCATATTACTACTAATCATACGATCTCTAAATTTACTCTGTCTTTCTTTTGGTACATAAAAAAGGAAATACCCACCACCTCCGGCTCCTAGGATCTTACCTCCGAGAGCGCCGCTATCAATAGCATATGAGTACTTATTATCCAATTCAGGTGTTGAAATGCCTGAAGCAAGTTTTCTCTTCTCTCTCCAAGTTTGATCAAGCATATCTCCAAACTTGTCAAAGTTATGTTGATAAAGAGCGTCAAGTGCCTCATGCCCAATTGCAACCATTCGATCAAGTGAATCTGTACGATCGCCTGATTCATAATTCTTAAGGATGTTTGAAGCAGATCTTGTTATACCAGTATAATACATTATCAGATTATTGCTAAGATCCTGTAGTGACTGGCTTGAAATGCATACAGGAGACACTTCAACCCCGTCTTTATTAAAATAGAACGCGTTCATACCTCCAAATGCAGCAGCGTATTGATCTTGCTTACCGAGATATTCTTTACATTTGGTAAATTCAATATAAAATGCCTTCTCTGCAAGATCATGCCTGTTGAGCTTGATTCCCTTAAGGGTGCTTAGGGCATTTACTAATCCGACTGTGAATGTAGATGATGATCCAAGCCCGGTACCCTTGGTCGGGATTTGAGCATACGAGGTAATTTCAATACCCCTATCAATACCATACTCTAAAAACGCTTCGCGAACTCGGTCATGCTTGATATCCCTAGGATTATCAACGGTCTCTACGTCGTTATATACAACCTTTAGCCCGGGCATAGCAGTCTGGCAAACTGATACATACATGTATTTGTCAATAGTATTTGACAAACAAAATCCTTGCTTCTTATCATAATAGTGAGGTAGGTCGCTACCTCCTCCAAAGAAGCAAATACGTAGTGGTGTCTTAGCTACAATCATACGCCAGTATTATATGTAAAGATAGGGCCTGAGAAGATCTTTCGCGATTCCTTCGTAGGATAATTTTCTTTGAGACCGGATAACAAGTCAACCCATTGTTGAGTAATTTTACTCCAGTTAAATCTCGTATCAGCATATGCCTTAACAAGTTTTAGATAGTTTTGCACGCTCTCAGTATTTACTACTTCAATAGCATTGTCAAGTGCATGGTAGAAAATATTAGCATGATTATTTTGGTTCGAATGACCTTGATAAGAGAAATTCAACCCACCTGATGTATCGATTAGACCGCCGTAATTGGGATGTACGCATAGACATCCAGCCGACATTGCTTCAATTACACTTCTACTATTGCATTCAGTCCAGATAGATGGATATGCATGTATATGCGCCTTTGCAACAGCATCACGTACCACGTCGTTTGGAGCAAAGGAATGGTAGTTAATACGCGGATGGTTACGGCAGCGCTCATAAAGCGGCTCAAACTGCTTATCAGCATCCTCCCATCCATAAATCTTAAAGCTTGAATACACATCTAGTACAATATTGTCATACTTTTCAGCAAGCTTCTCAAATACAGGAATCAAAATTGATAGACCGCGTTGAGGGGTAGATGTGTAAATTAGTCGGATTTCATCTTTTGACTTTTCAGCCGGTGTAATTGGATCAATAGCTGTTTCAATTACAGACGACTTTGTATCATATGGCATACCTAGCATATGTTGATATCTATAGTATTGCCACTGCCCACAAAAGACAAACTTATGAAAGCGATTCCGGCTCGATTGGTCTTTTAGGTGATTTGTTTCTGGATCTTCAGGGAGATCATGTAGCCAGTAAACACGAATTTTTGAATCATCCAATTCTCTAACTCGAGAACAGATAATTTGAAAGTCATCTTTAAGATCATCTGGTAGTCTTTCAGCAAGACCTCTCTTCATCATTTCAGTTCCACCTTGCGATGCTACTGATACTTCATTTTCCTCAAATGCCATTATTAGCCTCGTTTAAAAAATTATAGTAATTCCACGTTGATTCAATAATTGTATTTAAATCGCTTGTATATTGAAATTTTGTTTCTTCGATGAATAGTGATGGGTTTGCAACTAAGAATGCCGGATCACCATCTCTTCTATCTGAAATCTGATATACAAGGTCAACCCCTACAGTGTCCTCAAATATGCGAATAAGTTGTAGAAGTGATGTTCCTGTTTTAGTACCTAGGTTAAAGGTAAAGTTGCCTCTGTTCGTATTCAAATATTCGCTTGCATGTATATGTGCGCGTGCAATATCATTTACATCAACATAGTCTCTTACGCAAGTTCCGTCTACTGTGCTATAATCAATTCCAAATAGCTTGAATGGTTTACCAGAAATAGCAGACTTGCATAGGATAGGTATTATATGATTAGTATGTAAATTATCTCCAACATCTCCACGAGCACCGGCTACATTAAAGTATCTAAATGTAACTGAAGGTATTTGATAAAAGTCAAATAGTTCTTTTAGAAGATATTCAGAGGCTAACTTGCTTCTACCATATGCATTAGGTGAGCCTTTTTCAGATATCTCAACAACTGGCATGCTATGCTCTTTATATACAGCTGCCGTGCTCGAGTAGATAACCTGCGGACTCCTAGTTATCCAATCTGTATTAACTAGGTTATGCAACATATGAGACGTGTTGCCTACGTTATTCTGGTAAAAGTGAAACGGTATCCTTTGACTTAGCTCAACATCAGCTGATGCTGCAAGATGAAATATCTTGCTCACCTTATATTCATTGCAAATTGCGGAGAATAAGGTATTCGATATACATGCACCTATTGCAATATCCACATACGGATACTTACTATAGTATACCCTTTCTTCGGATATATCATATTTTAGATCTATACCTATAACCCCGTACCCTAGCTCCTTGCAGTGCTTTGCTAATACAGAGCCAATATAGCCTGCCGATCCTGTAATTGCTACGTATTCCATAGTTGACCTAGCCTCTGCCTCAGCTCAGACGAACTGAACCTGTGCTCTCGCTTATTATAATAAATTTCTATACCTCTTTGCGAGCAAATGTCCCTACCGGTAAGTGGCTTCTCTCTATACTCTTCACCTACAATCCGCACATTTACTGGTAGGATACTAAGCAAATCTTCTAGATCCGCCTCTGTGACATATGGTATAATTTCATCGACATATTTAACCGCTCTGAGCTGTATGTACCGTTCAATAATAGTTTGTGAAGGCTTATTCTTTGTAGGACGGTCAATTGTTGGATCTACTTGTAATCCAGCGATCAAATAATCACATTGTTCGCGAGCTTGTCTAAGCATGTCAATATGACCGGCATGTAGCAGATCGAATGCAGAACATGTAAATCCGGTCTTCATGCTTGAAAATTAACGCTTATAACGCTATCCAGTCGAAATGATCTCCAATCACTCTTTTCTACATCGTATACAAACAACACATCGTCATTTAATGTTCGTGTAGTTTTTGTTTCGTATACTGGAACAACCCCCTCCTGGAGAGTACATTTCATATCCCGAACTGTACCATCTTTCTTGTTGAACTGGATATTTACAATACCGTGCTTAAGAACACCGATAAGCCAGTCTTTACCTTCTTTATTATTAATTGCGCTCATCAGTACTATCTTTCATTTTTAGCTTTTGCTGCTTGGCTACAATTTCTGCTTTTTCACTCTCAATAAAAATTGATTTATAGGTATTAGCCTTTGCTTGATCACTGGTCAACGCTAGCATTCTTTTAGCAGACTTAGATAGATTAAATTGTTGCTTATTCATTATTTCACCCGATTAATAGTATATGCATCTTTGGCAAGTTTTAATACTCTGTTATTACTCTTGACAATATAGAACAACTTACCGTCAATTTCTTCTTCATTAATTATGTCACCTACAATGTCACTATTGTTAAAAGCGTTCTTAAGGAGAACGTGCTCTTTTACTTTATATTGTATTTGTTGTCGTTTCATTTGTTCACATGAAGCTCATGCCATTTGTGTTTATCAAGCGCCTGAAGCATTTTTGTAAGTCCTAATTCATCAACTTTTAGTCTTTGTTGATTTCCTTTCGCATCTACTTGTAAAATTACAAATCCATTCATTTCTTTAAAAATATCAATTGATGAATGGGTAATCTTATGTACAAAGCGACTGATTGGCTTATGTCCGGAATAGTCATAAGCGTATCCATAGTCTTTATGTTTCATAATAAACTCAGTTGTTGTTATATACGTATAATATAATCAATAGAAAAATTAATCAACGGTCTTGACGTAGTCTAGCGCACCGACCTTACAAACATAGTAGCTGTCGATAATATCTGATGAGGGATTCCATTGCTTTTCTGATAGGCCTAGTTGTGACTTTATGTCAATGCCAGTATCATTAATAAACGATGCCTGCATGGCTTCTTTGTTGGCATTGCCTTTACCAGTTGCAATTTTTTTTATTACGGTAGGAGGTATAGTGCTGAAATTAATTTTATTTGTCCACAAGTGATACTTTAGTATCCCTGTGTTTTCAGCAATATTGAATACCCGACCGGTAGATCCAAAACTATAATCTTCAATAAACGCATTTACAATACCATAATATTGTAACGTATCGATCACCCAACTCGTAATATTTTTGTATCTTTCAATACTACTTGAATACGATGGAAATAATTTACCTGATATGTACTCAGTGCAAATTATTCTTTTTGAATTATCTGTTAGATAGCTAAACTTACAGGAATCATATGAATAATCTTCCCCTCCCAAAAAAATACAAATGGCAGGGGAAGTTAAAGAAAGATCAATACCTGCGCATTTGTCAATCATCTAACCCGTCATCATCATCCAGCTCTTCCTCATCATCATAGTCTTCATCAAGATCTTCAATTGTTGTTCCGCAGTAGGGGCAAAATTCTACCGGAATATCAATTTCAAAGTTAGGATTAACACTGAATTCAGCATCGCATTCGATGCAATAGGTGATTTCTTCTAGTTGTATTTGAGGCATTTTTGGCTCCGCATTTACTTTTTATTGTTAACGTATTTCTTCCATGCTTCAATCCAATTAGAAGAAATATCCCTCTGTGCGTCATGTAAGGTAACTTCACCTTTACACACCTTTGAATGCAGTGTGTTTTCTAATCCATCTTTCATACGTGCGTTCCACTGTCCTGTGTATGGCTGTGGCCAGAGATTTTTAATATCGTTTGAGCCTCCAAGCTGCAGACTGATGAGATGGTCAACTTCACATCCTCCTTCTACATCACAATATCCGTTACGATTACCGGTTAGTCCGTAATTACGATATGCTTGCTTCTTTACAGATTCTGGTACATTCCTTACCAAGGCTCCGTTTTTATCTACTCCTGATGTATAACCTCGCACACATATGATTTCTTTTGTTGCAGCAGGATTGATACTACCTGGTGTGATAATCGAATCGGGTAATTCTACAGCCAATGCCGGGCTGATTATCAATGCTAATACTACACCTGTTGCTATGCGGCCCATACATCCTCCCACGTACCAGTTAATGCACCTTTTGCGTAGTCAGTAGCTCTATTTTCAAAGAAATTAGTATGTGTAGGTGCATTAATCATTTCTTCAACCCATGGTAAAGGGTTCTTCTTAACCTTGAATATACCTTTCAAACCCAACGAAATAAGCCTACGGTCTGCAATATATCTAATATAGTGCTTTACCTCCGCAGGTGTCAGGTTAGGCATGTCTCCCATGTTAAATGAGAGGTCAATAAAAGCATCCTCGAGGTCAACCATTTTCTCAGCAATATTATATATTGTTGATTTAAGATCATCATTCCAAAGCTCTTTATTTTCCTCTATATAGGTTCTAAAAAGCTTAATCATTGATTCAGCATGCATTGTTTCGTCTACAATGGACCAGGTAACGATCTGTCCCATGCCTTTCATCATTCCATGTCTGGGAAAGTTTAAAAGCATTATGAACGAGCTGAATAACTGCATACCTTCGGTAAACGCTGAAAATGCAGCAATATTAGCAGCGACTGATTCTGGTGTACCGTTCTTACTCGACAGGTCAACAAAATACTCGTGCTTATCCCTCATGGACTGATATTCTAGAAACTCACCATATGTAGATTCTGGCATTCCCAGTGTTTCAATTAAATGGCTATAAGCGGCAATATGCAGCGCTTCTCGAGCCGCAAACCCTAAAAGCATCATTCGTACTTCTGGTTGTGGAAAATACGGCAAGTAATTCTTAACGTATCCCCCTGCAACGTCAACATCTCCTTGTGTAAAGAATCTAAAGATGTTAGTAAGGAAATGCTTCTGAGCAGGGGTGAGTTTGTTCTTCCAGTCCTTGACATCGTCAAGCATAGGTACTTCGGTATGAAGCCAGTGTGCTTGTTCATGCTTTAGCCATTAGTCATACGCCCATGGATAGCTGAACGGCTTAAATGATTCCCGCTCTTCTGTAAGTCTTAGTTTAATTTTTTTAATCATTTATCCCTCGCAGGCTAGGCAAACATCACCCTCAGCGATTTGCTTTAGGTCTATTTCTTCTATTACTTGTCTTTCTATTTTCTTTGCTACCTTATCAGCCTTACCGATCTTTTCCGATCGGCAGTAGTATAATGTTTTAAGTCCTTGTTTCCACGCCATAAAATGAACAGCATGCAGATACTTAACATTAGTATTTGGTCTAAAGAAAAGGTTTAACGACTGAGCTTGATCAATGTATTGTTGGCGGTCTGCAGCATGCTGAATAATCCACCGTTGATCGATCTCCATCGACGTCTTGAACACATCTTTGGACCAATCATCAAGAAAGTCTAGATGCTGCACTGAACCATCATTTGCAATGATTGATGACCACACATCGTTGTAATCTGCAGGTGCAACTTTTTCTTTTATAATAGCATCTAACCATCTGTTCTTATTGAGGTATGATCCTGAGAGGGTGTCTTGTCTGTATGCATTAGCACGGTATGGTTCAATGCTAGGCGAAGTATTTCCCATGATAATTGATGATGAGGCATTAGGCGCGATAGCCATAAGATGGCAGAAGCGGTTTCCAGTGCCAATCGCATCTGGTGCTTCACCGCGCTCACTACCAAGCTGTTTGTTTGCAACATCGAGCTGCTCCCTCATGTGTTTAAAGATACGGTGGTTAGCACTTACTGCTAGTGACGATTCCCACGGTATGTTGGTCTTTTGTAAAAATGCATGAAATCCAAGAGCTCCGATACCAATACTCCGCTCACGAGCGGCACTAAAGCGAGCACGATGAATAATATCTGGAGCGTTGTCGATAAAGTGTTGTAACACGTTGTCAAGCATTTCCGCAATGTCTCTAAGAAACATTGGATTATCTTTCCATTCATCATAGTACTCCAAATTAACCGATGATAGGCAGCACACTGCTGTTCTATCTTTGTCGGTCGGAAGAATGATTTCCGAACACAAGTTTGATTGTCTGACTTTTAGACCTAGCGCCTTTTGTGATTCGGGTAGAGAATTATTACTAGTATCGATGAAGTGTAGGTA